CCGCCCGATCCGGCTCGAGGAAGGCGTCCCGGGCTACCCCCGCATGCATCATCTGCAAATCCACCGCGCGTGCGACCGCTTCCTTGAGGGCCGCGGGCTGGCCACGGTCAGCGCGTCCCGCCGCAATACTTGGCTCTTCGGTAAGTCGGCAAGGAGGGCCAAATGATGGTGCCCGACTTGGTGGTCGGCGAGGTCGGCTTCGGTGACAACTTCAGCTCCTCTGCGGAGCTGGAGTTTTACCGCAATGAGGACCGGCGCCTCGCTGCGGAGATCAAAGATTTGCAGGCCGAGAACCGCGAGCTGATCAAGCGCGCCAACCGGCTCAAGCGCGCGCTTGTGCGCTGCGCTGCATTGTCCGAAGAAGTGTCCAACGAAAAACACGAAGCCCTGCTCATGGCAGACCAGCCACTATGAGCGCTGGCAAGGGCGACAGTCCGCGGCCGGTAAATGGCCCAAAATACCGGGCCAATTACGACCGCATTTTTTCGCCAAAAACATCCAAAAAATCCTTGTCTTCTGTGCCTACATTTGCCAACATATGCCAACAGATCACGCCACGACAGAAAGCCGTAACTCGTCATGGCCACTGAGCACCAACCACCACCGCCACCCGAACACCACATCACGCCATGGTTAGAAGAATCATTTCGCTTAGTCGATGCAGCCTGCGACCGCTGGGAACGTCGCCGCGCGCAGCTCGCCCGGAGGAAAAAAGAAAATGAGCGTCAGCGAACTCACACTCTTCAGCCTGCTGATCGGGACGCTGGTTCTGATTGTCATAATGTTTAGCGATGACAACGACGGAGGACACGCCTAAATGAAACGCACTGTTCCCCAATCGCCCGCCACCGAGTGCGCCGTGCTCGGAAGCCTCATGGCCGAGCCGAATCTCATCGATGAGGTAAGCGGCCTGCACCCTGACCTATTCTTCACGCCCGCACACCGGCTGGTCTTTGAGACCATCACCGAAGTCCGCGCCTCTGGCGGCACACCCAATGTCATCGCCGTGACTCAGCGCATCGATGCCGCGCACAAGCTCAACTCGGTCGGCGGCGCCGGCGCCCTCACTGAGATGCTCGGCAACTCCGCGGGTGGCCCCGCCGCAGTCGAGTACCACGCGCAGACATTGCGCGACCTCCACGCCCGCCGCCGCATCATCGACGCCTCGGTCGCCATGCAAGCCGCCGCCCAGGACATGGCCGCGGACGCCGACAGCGTTCTGCAGCAGGCCGGCGAGAGCGTCCTCAGCCTTTCCCTCACCACCGCCACCGACAGCATGCGCGCCCCGAGCGCAATTGTCCCGGGCCTCCTCGACGAGCTGGAGGCGCTCATGGCCGGCGGCAAAAAGCTCGGCCTACAGACCGGCATCCGCGACCTCGACCAAGTCACCGGCGGTCTTCGCGGAGGACAGCTCACGATTGTCGCCGGCCGTCCCGCGATGGGCAAAAGCGCCCTCATGCTCAACATGGCCGACAACATGGCCCGCCGCGGCGTGCCGGTCGTCTACTTCAGCCTCGAGATGCCCGCCAACGAGCTGGCCGCGCGCGTTGTTTTAAGCCGCGCCGAAACCAACACCGAGATCATTCGCAACGGCTTCCTTACCGCATCAATGAAGAGCCGGATCATGGATGCCGCCACGCAATTCAGCACCGAGCCGCTCTACGTTGATGACCGCGGCGGCCTCACGCTCCTTGACATCCGCGGGCGCGCACGCCTCGCCGTCCGCCGCTGGGGCGTGAAGTGTATCTTCGTCGATTACCTGCAGCTCGTCAGTCACTCCGGCGCCCAGTCCCGCGAGAACGAAGTTGGCTTCGTCTCCCGCGGTCTCAAAGCCATGAGCATGGAGTTAGGTATTCCTGTCGTTGCCGCCGCCCAGGTGAACCGCCAAGCCGAAAACCGGAGCGACAACCGCCCCAAGCTCTCCGACCTCCGCGAATCCGGCAGCATCGAGCAAGACGCCGACATCGTAGCCTTGGTGCATCGTCCTTGTTACTACGCGGTCGCCGACCAAGAACCCGATCCGCAAGACGCCGAGCTGATCGTTGCCAAACACCGCGCCGGCCGCACCGGCACGCTCAACCTTACATGGCGTCCGAGCCTCACCCGCTTTGAAGGCACCGCACCCGCGGGACGCACCAGCGACAGCGACGGCTCCGTCTACGCACCGGCGAAACAACTTTGGGAGGCCATCAATGAATAGCCGAGCCAAAGGCGCCCGCGGAGAGCGCATGTGGCGCGACGAGCTGCGCGAAGCCTTTGGAGACTCCGGTATCCGCCGCGGGCAGCAGTTCAGCGGCCTCGGCGACTCGCCCGATGTCGTCTGCCCTTGCCTCCCCGACTTCCACTGGGAGGTCAAATTTTGCCAAGTCGTGAAGATCCGCGACTGGATGGCCCAAGCCATCCGCGATGCCAAGGCCAAGCTCTTCCCGGTCGTTGCCCACAAGCGCAACGGCGAGGAGTGGTTCATCACGCTCCGCGCGCAGGACTTCCTCACCATCCTTCGCCGCTCCGATTTTTTAGTCCCAACACAAACAACCAAATGAAAAAGCAAAACGCACCAACTACAATCAAAACACCTGTCGGCACCGTCGAGTGGGCACATTTGATAACGCCGGACACGAAGTACAAAGAGGAAGGCCAATACAAGCTCGACTTGATTATGTCGTCAGCCGACGCCCAGCCAGTCATTGACGCTATTGCTGAAAAGTACGATGCATTCTATGCGGCACAGCTAGAGGAGACCGGCAAATCCAAGCTCAAACGCTACGACCTTCCTTGGGAAGAAAATGACGGCGACGTGAAGTTCAGATTTCGCAGAAAAGCCGTCATTCAAACAAAGAAGGGGCCATGGGACCGCAGACCCAGTGTCACCGACAAAAACGGCCAAGAAATCACGCAGCGCATCAGCAACGGCTCAAAGGCCCGAGTGGCATTTGAGTTGTATTTTTGGAACACGCCAACACTCGGCGTAGGCGTCACCCTGCAGCCGTGCTTCGTGCGCGTTGAGGAGCTTGTCGAATACAAGTCGGCTGGCGACATCTCGCCTTTTGACACGGAGGAAGCCAAGCCCGCCGCACGCAAGACCGGCACCGACGACGAAGAGATTAGCTGGTAACCCCCATGCCAGCCAAAAACACCACACGCAAACCGAGCACCAAGGGCAAGGCGGCGAAAGCCGCCAAGCCCGCGGAGCCGGATCGCTTCACCGAGGACGGACGCAAAATCGTACGCCTCGAGAAGACCCGCGCTCACCAAAAGTATCCGCTCAAAGACGGCACCGATGTTCCGGGCGCCTCAACCATCGCCAAGATCGGCGAGGACTCAAGCGGCCTCATCCACTGGGCGTGGAAGCTCGGCATGGACGGCCAAGACTACCGCAAGGTCCGCGACAAGGCCGCCGACATCGGCACCATCGCCCACTTCCTCATTGAGTGCTTCCTGCACAACCACGTTGCCGACCTCTCCGAGTTCAGCCCCGCGGATGTCGAGAAAGCGACCATCGCGTTCAACAACTTCAAGCGCTGGTGGGATGACGAAGGTCTCACCGTCATTGAGCCGGAGGTGCAGCTTGTGTCCGAGGAGTATCTCTTCGGCGGCACCATCGATGCACCCTCGCGCGACCGCGATGGCAAGATCGTCCTCCTCGACTGGAAGACTAGCAAAGCCATTGTCGGCGCGCACAAGATCCAGTTGGCCGGCTACGAGCAACTCTGGAACGAGAACCGCCCGGACATGAAGGTCCAGCGCCGCGGGATCGTGCGCATCGGCAAAGAGTCACCGGACGACTTTGAAGTCGCTTGGATGTTCAGCGCCGAGCCGTTTTGGAAGGTCTTCCAGGCGCGCCTCGCGCTGCACTACGCGCAGTTGATGCTCAAAAAGGCAGCCTGACCATGAGCGAGGCACCGGGATCAAACATCACGTTCGATTGGGACAACCTTCGGTATCCCGTTGGACTGAGCACAAGGAACTATGCGGGAGAATATCGCATTGTTGAAACCCAGAACGACATCGGCGAGTCGCGCTTTACGCCAGAATACCGCAATTATGAAGACGGCGATTGGTGGCAAAAGTTTGAGGTGCGCGTCCCTGGTCGCATTAGTTGTTCAAATGTCGTGTGGTTTTCGACGCTTGACAGCGCCCAAGAGTGGATTGACGCCGCGCACTACCGCCGGCCGTTTCTCGCCTACCACAAATACGAACCCGCCGAATACTAATGAAACGCACCCGCCGGTTCGTCGTCCGAGAACAGACCTTTGGTCTGGTCGTGGAGTTCTATTGTGGAACCCCGCAGTCATCGGCGATCCGGCGGTGTGCGAGCATTCTCCAGCTCGACCCCAAAGACCCCGACAACCAGCCCGACGACAGCGATGCCGCCTGGGCGATGTGCTGCGGCAGCCAGGCCGTTGTCTGGATTGAAGACGCCGCAGACACCGGATCGCTCGTCCATGAGCTGTACCACGTTGTCGCCGACTTCCTCAAACACATCACCAGCAGCGACGAGGAGACCGGCGCTTACTTGATCCAATACCTTTTCCGAGAAGCCACCAAAAAGAACAAACCATGAAAAAACCCGCAGGACTATACGCAAACATCCACGCCAAGAAAGCCCGCATCGCTGCCGGAAGCGGTGAGAAGATGCGCAAGCCCGGCTCCGCCGGCGCGCCCACCGCCAAAGCCTTCCGCGCATCCGCCAAGACCGCCAAAGCGCGCCGATGACCTCCACGGCGGAAATCATCACCTTCCTCCGCGAGTTTAACCGCTGGCGCCGCGGCGATGACAGCATCCCGCAGCCGCAGCCGGGAAAGGCCGGCGAAGCTATCGACGCAGCGTGTGCGCACATTGAGCGCCTTGAGCAGGAGCTGCGCGAGGCCAGAAGGATCGCCAACGAAATGAGCGAATCCAACGAGGTGCTGTTGGCCGACCTGCACTACACTCGACAAGACTTAAAAGAGGCGCTCAACAAGCGATGACCTCTGGCGCCCTCATCGCCTTGGTTGGCCTCATCTACTTGGCCGTCGCCATCGACCTCGGCCTCATCCAGCACCGCTACTGGCACGGTCTAATCTGGCTCGGCTACAGCATCGCTCAAATCGGGCTATGGCGAGTGACAATTTATGACTGACTTCAACATCATGACCGCCGAAATCGCCGAAATCGACAAAACCATCACGCTCCTCCGCAGCAAGCGCGAGAAGCTGGTGGCGCGCGAGGCGAAGAAAAAGGCCGACGCCCTCTGCGCCGAGATGCGCAAGCGCAAGCAATCCAAATGACTTTCAAGTTGCAGGCTCAAGCGGGTTCTCGCCGGCGTTCATGTGGTGTGACGCCGCGGACCATCTCCGGGATGCCCAGCTCCACCGAGCAAGACGACTGGGGCGCCTGCACATTTACTTTGTCCGGGCAGCGTAGCAACACGGATGAGCGTTATGGACTGGGAATACTCGGTCGGCGCCACATCGATCTCGGGAGGTCGCCGTATGGTGATCGCAAGATTGGCAGCCCGTGCGTTGAAAAGGTGCGGCCGCACCGTTCCCGGCAATTTTTCAAATGATCTCTTGGCCACCCCAAAACTTCCGCGTCGAAGTAGACGGCATCGGCACCTGCCGCGTGCTCTACGTTGTCGCGCAGGGCGGCATGGAGAACGACTACATCACCGTCTGCCGCGAGGATAACGGCCGGTGGCTGACCGCACGCATCGACCAGCTTGCGTGCGCGGAGAATCCGACTTTGGACATTTTGGGCGCTGGCTAGGCATTAGTTCAACAACGGTCCTGGGGAGGACCGAGCGCTAACCAGCCAGCGCCCATTTACATTTTAGGAGAGGAGCGCCGCGGAGTCGGCGCAGAGGAGTGAGTGAACGAACATCAAGCACGGTTTAAGCCGTCGCCGCACCCTGTCATGCAGGTCGATCTCGACCTGCTCGAGAAACTGGGACCGGACGAAGGCTGGAAATACTTAAAAACACGCGAAGAGCTGATCGCCCGCGAG